CGCAAGTTGTACGATCTGCTAACCGGAACCGATTCCCTCGGTATGAGGTGGCATGAGAGTCACGCGTTGAACGGCGCGGAGCACGACACCGGACTTTCTGATGTCGATAGCGTTCCAAGAATGCGAGAGATAAGCTTCTTGGAATTATCTGTACCCGTTTATATAGCATTAGTTTGTGTGTTTGTAACCGTTTATGTTCTAGTTCGAGTGATTGGAAGGTATCTTAAGGTGAAATATTTAGTGTGGAAATCGTCCAGAGCTTCTAGGAAGATCCGATTTCGTTTACCACTTGATAGTGACACCTCTACTGAGATACCCGAGCTGTCTACTAAACTTGTTAAAGTTGGGGATAGCTATAGAACTTTGTACTTCGCGAACGGACATGTCGTTGGATATGTTACGGCTAGCGAAGTGCCCATGGCTAAGCTTGAGGGTCCACAGACCAACAAGTTTATTCCTGAAGGCATGATACAAGGTTCCACAGTACGTCCGATTCAGAGAACTACAGAGCGCTCGTTGATCCAATTCTTTGATGATTCGGGCAATCTGACAGGCCATGGATTCAGGTGTGTATATCATGACATTGATTGTCTGATCACTGCCAACCACGTTTATGAAGTTTCAGCTTTCGCTAAGAGAGCTGATTTGGATAAAGCGTTTAAACTGCCAGAACCAACTTTTGTTTGGTGTGATGTGGCCGTCTTACGTTTAGATAAGGCTCTCATGGCAGAATATGGATTCAAAGCCAAGAAATGTGTTACGCCGCGTAAGGGTATTCGGAAGATTATAGCGCACTACCAGAATAGGGGTTTTGGCCAGGCTTATGGCGTGGTTGAGGGCCCTACTAAGGATAGACGCTATCCTTTTGACATGGATCATCAGATATCGAGTGATCACTTGGTGTCCGGTTCGCCTATCTTGGATAGACAGGGTAGGGTCATGGCTGTTCATAGAGGGCGTATCGAGGGCACATCTCGTAATGTGTGTTGTGCTTTAGAACCCTTCTTGAAAGTGGCATTCCCAGAAACGGTTGTGTTGGAATCAGCTGACGATGGCTCATACGGAGGTCACTCCGATGAGTTCTTTGTCGTCAGGGATTACGAGGACTTTGAAGAGTTGTACGTGAACAAGAGAGGAAAGAAGAAATTCGAAAGATTTTCTGACTCCGATCACACCATTATATTTAGTGGTAAAGATTACGTACATCTTAAGGGTACTCCAATGTGGGCTGATTATGATAGTGATGAAGAAATGCCTGAGTTTGTTCCAGAAGGAGCCCAGGTTTTCGAGAAGCCTCTCGAGAGGGAGGTAAAACTATCCACGGCAGAGTCGCAGAACTTACAGAGTTCTTCCAAGAAGAACTCCCCTTCTCCTCTAGCGTTGAAGTACCTAGAAACCCGAAAGTCGTCGGAATCATCGGACTCGAGCCCCAGCAAGGCTTTACCCAAAAGAGTTACCCGATCCCGGAGAAAGCGCTTGAGAAGGTTGAAGAACTCAAAGACTTCAGCTACCCAGGTCGCCCAAACTCAGGAAGGGTCCGCGCGAGTCTAGCTTTCAGCATTGGTCAAAACACATGCCCCAGACCTGAAGGTAGAGGGTTTAGTCAAGCGGTCCAGGAAACGCGTAAGTGGTCGTCCAAACTGACGGACACTGGAGCTGATCTTGAATCGTTGATTAACTCAGCTATTAACAAGCTGAAACCGGATTCTACCCCGGGTTTTCCATGGTCACAGCATTATCAAACCAATAAGGCTGTGATCGCGAGTGCAAGAGTTGAGCTTTTCGATGCCGTCTTAAAACGACTTGAAAAGATCCTCTACTCCAATGACTTTCCAGACAACCCTGTTGACTTATACAAACAGGGCTATCATGATTTGGTTTGCCCGTTCGAGAAGTGGGAACCCCACCCTTCGCGTAAAGCAAAAGATGGTAGATGGAGAATAGTTAATTGTCTATCGGTGACTGATCAACTGGTAGAAAGGGTTTTACTAACTCCAGCTGTTGATGCTGTAAAGTCAGCTTACCCGGAATCTGGAGCCGTAATCGGTATTGGGTTTACCGATGAGCATGTTAGCAATTTTGCTAATAGAGTAGTTTCTTACCCCACGCCGGGTTATACCGACGATGTACAGGGTTGGGAACGGAGTCTTGATGACAGTTATGTTAAGCAAGCCTCTGAGATGGTGGCTTCCAGGCTTATAGAGCCTGAGAAACACACGCGTCTCCTCCGTGCCATTGGACGTCATGCTTTCATGATCACGAATCCTTTGTTTCTAGTCCCAACCTCAGACAATTCAATGTTTGAGTTAGTCACTAGAGCTTCTAGTGGTGGGATGTTGTCTGGTAGTTACCTTACAACGCTCTACAATACATTGTGCCGCCTTGATGTGGCTTATTTAGCTGGCGCGGACAGGGCGCGAGCTTCAGGAGATGATTGTATTGACCATTCTTCAAAGACTAGGTCTGAGTTAATAGCTTCTTATGCAAAACTTGGTTATACCTTGAGAGATGTAGAAGAAGTTACTAGAAACAGGTTTTCTTTCTGTTCACACACTATGTATCGAGATTCCAAAGGGCTGTGGCATGCCTCTTTAGATTCTTGGCCTAAGATGTTGTACAAGGCTTTGACCAGGCCGTGTACAAGGGAAAGGGAGGCAGCTTTTCATTATGAACTACGTAATAATGAGAACTACACTCACTTAGTGGAAGTGTTGGAAGAATACGCCAGGTTCGTACCCGATGTTGATGAGCCAACTAATCAGGATGTGTTGGCATAGAATTAGAAATTAATATCACTATTATAATAATACTAAACATCAACAACAATTTTGCAATTTAAAATGTCATTAGTAGTAGCAAGACAAGCGGCTGCCCAAGCTGCCCGAGATCCGATGGTACAACAATTAGTACTACACGGCTTGGAAGAAGCTGGAGAGGGCCTCCTTAATTTATTTAAGAAGAAGAAAAGGAACCGTAAGAAGAGAAACCAGCAAAGTAAATTGAATGTGATTTACGATGCTCCTGTTACAAGAGCTCCTGTTGCTGTTAACGCACGCGCACGCACTAGGCGTGCTCGCGTTAGAGGTAACACCAAGGGGGGAATTACTATTAAACACCGTGAGTACATCGGTGAGGTTAATGGTAATACCAGCTTTAGTGCATCTTCTTATCAAGTTCAGCCAGGACTTAACGTATCCTTTCCTTGGTTGTCCGGAATTGCCAATAATTTTGAAAAGTACCGTGTCAAAAGTCTTGTGTTGGAATACATTAACGTATCCGCCACTAGCGAAAGAGGCCGTGTAACAATGGCTTTCGACGCTGATCCTCTTGATGAAGACCCCGCCGGAAAGGTAGACTTGTTTAGTTACAAGGGTGCCGTTGAAGGTTCTGTGTGGTCCCCCCTAAGGTTGGTGATACCTTGTGAAAATAAGGATTACTTTACTAGGGATGGTACAATCTCAGGAACTGATCTCAAGACCTACGATATGGGAAAGCTGATTGTCGGTGCGTCTAATACCGCTGACACATCAGTAATTGGCGAATTATTTCTGTCTTATGAGATAGAATTAACAATTCCTCAACCAACCACTTGTCCATCTGTTAGAATTAATTCCGGTGGTACTGTCGATAAGAACAACCCGTTTGGTGATGCTCCTGTCGTTCAGGCTGGCAATATGCCTATCACTGTTTTGAATAATACTATCACTTTTGATGCGCCGGGACACTATTTAGTTATGGTAAAGGCCACTGGGACCGCACCCTCCACTGTTTCTAGTGGTGGGACTGCCACCAGAGGGGATACAGATTCATGTACTGATAATCCCAACGGACTCACTGAAAGCACCGTGGAAATCTGGGCTAAAACGCCTGGTGAAACTTGGACTGCAAGTTACAGTGGGACTGCTGTTACTTCTACTATCATAATTGTCTCGAAGTGCTCTCCTATGACAGTTTAAATCAGTTATTAAGCTGCGAGACCAGCATAATCTACGACCGTGAAACCCTCGTCGTTAAACTAGAAAACGCCTGCCGGGTATATGCCCTGGACGTGG